GGAATGGTCAACAGACAGGATTTCTTCAATATTGTAGATGAATCAACAGAATTTCTTGATATTCCACAGTGGGCGGTAATCGCATTTAAACCTATGGAAGCAGAGAAGATTGATCCAATTACAGGAGATTTAAGCCTGTATTCAAAAGATTTACTAGATATCAACGAAGTGCTTGGGGAACAGTCTAAAAATATTTTTTTAGTTTCAAAACCTAATATGCAACCGGGGGAAAGCACTTATGATTTTTGGTTCTTTTTAGCGAAAAACAAATCAAAGATTTCAGCGTTGAGTAATGGATATAGATTGGTGAACTTATCAACTGGAACAGTTTTAGCGAAACTGTTTGCCACAAGAGAAGAGGCAATTACATGGGCTGTAAGTAGAGATTGGAAAGTCGAAAGCGTTGGTGAGAAGTTCAGTGAAATTAAGTGAAATAGATGATTGTAGCATTTGCCCATTACCAGGCGAAGGTCTTTGTCCTGGCGGTATGGTTTGCTATGGTGGAGAACCAATTGAACCGCCCTGTACAAGTTGGGATGGAGATGAAGATGTCGAAGACTATATTGAGTCAGTACATGCCAGTATCTTAGAAAGAGAAGAATATGAAGATCGTTTGCGAGAAGAAAGAGAAAAGAAGAAACGAAAAAATGAAATCGCCAAGCGGAAACGCCAATATTTGAATATTTATTGTTACTCAGAGAAACATGATGTTAAGTCATTGAAAAAGCAGATAAAGAGCTATGAAAGTATTGAACGATTTGCAGACTCTATAGCAACAGCATTTAATATAACGAATGAAATGTTCAGATATCCAGAAAGGAAAGAAGTTAATCCAGAGATCACAGAAAAATTGAAGTCTCTCCGGGAGCAACTAAAAAAGGCAGAACAGAAGCTAAAGGATAAGCAGAAAGAATGTAGAAATACAGAAAAATATAAATCTATAGGGAAGGAACAGAAAGATGAAGAAAAACATTAAGAAAATCGTAGGCGTTATTGCTTGCGTGACGTTACTGTGTGCAATGACAGGTTGTGCAATGTTGGATTCTGCCATTAACGATTTAAAGGGTAGTCTTATCGGTAATGGATATGTAATTGATACATATGACAATTATGGTAACAAAGTAATGACAACAACCGGCGATAAAATCAATATTGAAGGAAATCCAGTTGAAACAACAAGCTACGATAGTTCTGGCGATATCATTACTGGCTATGAGCTGTCATCTATAATTACTATCAATATTGATGGCAAAGAAATCCAAAGTTGCGGAGATACATGCATTTTTGAGCAGAAAGGACTTAATGCAGAAGTTGATTTTCAGCAGGAAAATATCTACAGCAATACAAATGGCAGCATTGCAGACAATACATATATTGCCGGTATCGTAAACAAGTACAAGAACATGTTTGGTAAGTCAAGAATTGTTGTTGTAAAATCTCAGCTTGGACAGCCTATAACAGCTTATTCAGGCGATGAAGTATACTGGGAAATCCCAGACGATTTACCGAAAATGACAAAGCTCATGATTGATGGTAAAGCACTGTATATTCACAGAGCCAACTTCCAGATCATCGACAAAGCGTTACTAGATTAAATTAGAATTTTATATTGAAGGAGAACAAAAAATGAAGAAATAAAGATTGACAATAGAACAAGTGTTCTGTATAATAAATGCAGACACTTGTTTCAGAAAATGAGTTTTCCCTAACCAGTAGTTTATATGAGTATGGGTAAGCGTTCACTCGATATGCTTGCTGATTAGGTATTTGCTCTCCACCATATTAACATGATATGGTAAATTTTTCAAGAAACAAGTGTTTCTTGTTATAAGAAAGGAGAAGCAATGTTAGAAAAAATCAAACAGATTGCATTTAAAGTAGATTTATTTTTATGCAGACATCCATATGTAGTAGATTTTGTTGTATTTACATTAAATGCTATTATAAACAGACTATAATAAATGGAGTAATATATATGAAAGTTTTTATCACAAAGAAAAAGCTAGTTAATGAATTTGCAAAAGAGCTGGCGTATTTACAGATTAGAGCAGATTGGTGGTATTATGCATCGAGAGCCGAGGAAAAAGACAGGCAGAATATGTCAAGTAAAATACTTGACGATGTGACAGAACTCCGTTGCATATGTTCCAATTTAGGCATCATGAAAGCAATATATGAAAAGGCATATAAAATCTATGATTTCAGAAATAGTGGGAAGAAAGGTTTTGTGCCAGATGTTGATCTCATTAAGAAATTGAATAAAGAATTTTGTGAACCAATGAAGAAGAAAAGACCAATTTAACGGAGGGTAAATATGACTCAAATGACTGCAGATAGAGTTAAGCGTGTAGCTCTTGAAACTATTGAATCCGAAATACCAGATGTTGACTATGGTTATGACTATGAAAAAGATGTTGCTTTAGCCTTTATGTACAAAATTGAAGGTATCATTGCTTTAGCCAACAGATTATCAGAAGAATGTGCTGATGGATAAATATGAAGACAGATAAAAGAAAAGAAATTACAAAGATTCTGTCTCTGTCAATTCAGAAACACATAAATCCACGCAATGACTCTAGGATATATTGGTCAAGAGAAGTCACGTTTGACTACAGAACCAAGAATGCCAAAAGAGTTGATTATATGAGATTCAAGCCAGTAAATAACACGGTTGGAGGAATCGAAAAGGGAGATTTTTACTGTTATGAGGTCAAGTCTTCCGTAGCAGATTTCCATTCTAAAAATGGGCATAACTTCATCGGAGATTGGAATTATTACGTGATGCCAAAAGAAGTATTCGATGAGGTCAAGAAAGAGATTCCGTATGGTGTTGGTGTATTAGTTCCCAGTGGTCGTTGCCACTCCGGGAGCTGGTACGACTTGAAATCCATAAAGAAAGCTAAAAGAATGAACAGAGAAAAGCCTATTTCAGAAATGCTGCTGATGATGTTTAGGTCGGCTGCAAGGGATAGGAATGTAGAGTAGGAGAAGAAAATGAAGAAAAAGATGATGGTAGGAATTTTTGCCATACTTTTATGTTTTTCTTTGGTTGGTTGCAAGGCAGGAGAAAGTAAATCTAAATATCCATATGTTACAGTAAAAAGAACAATGTGGAGAAATGATAACACAGATATAGATATTGGTGGTGA